TTGTAAAGAGAGCCACTACCTTGAATATATCCGATTGTTCCAGCGAATGGGTCAGAGTTGAAATCAAAATCATCCGGTCTCATTGATGCGGTAACACCGGTCAATGCTCCACCATAACCACTAAATGAACCAGTGAATGCACCACTTACTGGACCTGCAAAATATGTGTTACCATCAAAGTTTGCATTACCATTGATTTCTAATTGCCCAAATGAACCTGTTCCTAAGATATTAATTGAACCAGTTACTTCTGCACCAGTTACAACTAATTGTTCAATTGTTATTGTCCCAGCATTATCTTTTTTAAGAAATACTCTACCATCTGTGGTGTTTACACCCAATTCACCAAGTTGTAATTGGTCGGTTGTAGGTACTTTAGCCGCTAAATTTGAACGTCTTAATAATACTGATTGTGTTACTGCTGCTGCCATATATTTGTTTTCCCTTTTACTTGTTTGTTATTAGAATGAACCACCATCTATTGTTGTTTCTAATGTTGTTATTCTATAATTACTTGCACTTATTGATGTTGCAAACGATGAACTATTGTTTGTAATATCAGTACTTTGAGTTGCATCAGTTAAATAGATTGAAGCACTTAATGCTGAAACTACATATGCACTTGCACTAAATGAAGTTGCTACCGAACTACTAAAGTCACCAGTTACACTTGCTACACTTGCAGATAATGCAGTTATATTAGCGTTACTAGCCGATGTAGATGTTGCAAATGCTCCACTAATTGAAGTTACATTTGCTGCACTTGCACTAATTGAAGTTGCTACCGAACTACTAAATATAGTTTGAGATGCTACACTTGCACTTAATGAAGTTGCAAAAGATGAACTAAATGAACTAGCTGATTGGAATGCTCCCCATGCACTAGCACTTGCTTCTGTAATATTTGTTGTTTGTGTTGAATCAGTTGATGCAATTGAAGCACTTAATGCTACTCTTGCTGCATTTGAAGCACTAAAGTCCGTTGCTACTGATTGAGAGAATGTACCACCAACACTTGCTACTGAAGCACTTAATTCAGTTATTTGATAATTACTTGCAGATGTTGATGTTGCAAATGATTGGCTAAATGAACTAGCTGATTGGAATGCTCCCCATGCTGATGCACTTGCTGCATTTATATCAGTATAAATTGCATCATTATAATCTGCGTATCCATCTAAATCTGCTATTGCAATTTGAGCACCACCACTTACTACACTATCACCTATTGCTAATAATACTTTACTTTCACTATTCTTAGTTCCAGCCTTCCAATAATCGTTTGTTGAATCCCAAAGTAATGAACCAGTTGCTGTATTTGGTGCAGTTACATCTTTAATATACAAACCACCATTAGTTGCACCAGTACCATTTAATTCGATGATGTTATCACCTAATTCAATTGTAGTTGAATTAACCGAAGTTGTTGTACCTCTTACTAATAAATCTCCTTGAATTGTTACACTTGAACCAGTTAATTCAATCGCCGTTTTTAACGATGATGAATATGTTTCTAATGCATCGATTCTACCGGTTTGTGTGTTACCATTTGATGCTAAAGAAGCACTTACTGCACTTAATGAAGAACTAAATGAACTACTTATTGATGTTACATTTGCTGCACTTGCACTAAATGAAGTTGCTACCGCACCACTTACTGCACTTAAATTTGTTGCAGTTGTAAATGCACTTGCAGAATCTGTTGTTGCTAATGAAGAACTTACGTTAGTTATTGTTGATGCTACCGCACCACTTAAAGCAGTTTGAGAAGCCACACTTGCACTAAAATCAGTTGCAATTGAAGCACTTAATGCTACTCTTGCTGCAGTTGAAGCACTAAAATCAGTTGCTACTGAACTACTGAATGTTCCACCTACTGATGCAACTGATGCACTTAATTGTGTTACTTCATATACACTTGAACTAAATCTACTATCTACTGATTGAGAGAATGCTCCAATGTTTCCTACACCACTTATGTTAGATGCACTAAGTTCGTTGGTTATTGTTGTTTGGCTAGCAGAAACTACTAACACATTATTATTTAAACCAATAGGTGATACTGAGAAATTAGCATTATGAACATGAACACCACTACCAGTTGCTGTTAACATTAATTCGTTATCAGCTATGATACTAATATTATTATCTATATTTCCTAATTCAATTCTACCTTGATTTCCTGAGATATGATTAGTTACTAAATCTTGACCGAATTGAATATATACTGAACCAGTTACTACTACATCACCTGTTATATTTTGTGTTCCTACAAAATTATTTGAACCAGTTGTTGCAAATGTTGTTGATTTGAATTCTTCACTTCTTAATCTACTATCTACTGATGTACTTAATGTATTAATTGTTCCACTAACTGAAGCACTTAATGCTACTCTTGCTGCTGTTGATGAACTAAAATCGGTTGCTACTGAACTACTGAAAGTTCCACCAACACTTGCTACTGAAGCACTTAATTCAGTTATTTGATAATTACTTGCAGATGTAGAAGTTGCAAATGCTCCACTAATTGAAGTTACACTTGCACTTACTGATGTAATTAAAGCTACACTTGCAGAATCAGTTGTTGCCAATGAAGCACTTAATGAAGTTTGTGAAGCTGCACTTGCACTTAATGAAGTTGCAAAAGATGAACTATTATTAGTTATTGAATTTGATTGCGTTGCATCTGTTTGATATATTGAAGAACTTAATGTATTTACATCTGATGCAATTGATGCACTTAATGCTACTCTTGCTGCGGTTGATGCTGAGAAATCAGTTGCTACTGAACTACTGAAAGTTCCACCCACACTTGCTACTGAAGCACTTAATACAGCTACATCGTATGCACTTGCACTAAATCTACTATTTACTGATGCAGAATATAAACTTACATTTCCAATACCTACAATACTACCACTAATTGTACCTACCCCACCTACATATATTGAAGAACCACCTGTTAAGTTTAATGATGAACTATTACCTAAGTTCATATTTGAATCATTAACCGCTACTGCATTATTGAAATTTGCAGTACCCGTCATATCAAATGAACCAGTTAATACTTGGTCACCATTGAATGTATTTGAACCAGTTGTTGCATAACTTCCTGTTTTAGAAGTTAAACTTTGAATATTAACACTTTGAGTTGCATCAGTTTGATAAATAGAAGCACTTAATGCTACTCTTGCTGCTGTTGATGAACTAAAATCGGTTGCTACTGAACTACTGAAAGTTCCACCAACCGAAGCTACACTTGCACTTAAAGATGTGATTTCAAAATTACTTGCTGATGTTGAAGTTGCAAATGCTCCACTTACTGAACTTAAACTTGCACTTACCAATGCTATTGAAGCTGCACTTGCACTAAATGAAGTTGCTACCGCACCACTTACTGAACTTAATTGAGATGCCGCATATGCTGCACTTGCACTATCAGTTGTTGCTATCGAAGCACTTAAAGCGGTTTCAGAAGCTACACTTGCAGAGAATGAAGTTGCAAATGCTCCACTTACTGAACTTACACTTGCACTTACATTTGTAATTTCTGCTACACTTGCACTAAATCTACTATCTACTGATTGAGAATATAAAGTTACATTTCCAATACCAGTTATAGTTGATGCACTTAATTCAGCTGATATAGTTACTGATGTATCAATTGTAACACCATTAGTTGCATCAATAGTAATAGTTTGTGCACCATCATCAATTTTTAGATAGTTGGTATCATCACCAAAGAAACTATATGATGCATTACCTTTAATATGAATATCAGAAGGGGCTGTGTTATATATTTCAACTTTTCTTGCATCATTAACATCTGGTTGTAAAAATATACTTCCAGTACCTTTAATTTCATTAGTTACGATTAAAGAAGAACTTATTATTTGCTCACCTTTAAATGTATTTGAACCGGTTGTTGCATATGAACCAGTCAATGCTTCTAAACCAGAAACTCTACTTCCTAATGAACCACCTGTACCGATAGAAGATTCTATTGATGCAACTCTACTATTTACTGATGTAGAATATGCCGTTACATTACCGATACCTGCTATTGTTGAAGAACTAATTTCACCACTTACATCTAAATCACCAGTTACGATAATTGTAGATGCACTTTGTTCCATTATAGAATCACCAATATGGTCATCACCGGTTGCCACAGGTATTCTACCACTTGTTAATCCAACTTCTTCTCCTAATGAACCCGTATTTTTAGGACCAGCAATTAGCATTGCGGAGTTATAAGGTGCTCCACTATCTGCCGGATGCTCATATAACCAATGATTGTTTATTGAATCCCACCATAAAGAACCTGTTCCTGCATTTGAACCACTATCTATTACCGAAATACCACCGAATCTAACTGCAGGTGATGCGGTATTTAATACTATTGTATTTGTACCAATTGATACTGCACTTGCGGTTACATTCAATAAAGATGAAGAACCATATATAGTTACATCACCTGTTACAGATAACGAACCACTAATAATTTGGTTTGCTTTGAATGTATTTGAACCAGTTGTTGCATATGTAGTTTCAATTACACCTAATCTATCTGATTGTGCATTATCTGTTAATGCTATTGAAGCACTTAATGCTACTCTTGCTGCCGCTGATGCTGAAAAATCCGTTGCAACACTACTACTAAATGTACCACCTACTGATGCTACACTTGCAGATAATGCTGCGATTTCTGCGTTACTTGCAGATGTTGATGTTGCAAACGCACCACTAATTGCAGTTACATTTGCTGCACTTGCTGAGAATGAAGTTGCAACAGATGAACTTACTGAACTTAATTGAGATGCTGCATATGCTGCACTTGCTGAATCCGTTGTTGCAATTGAAGCACTTAATGAAGTTACACTTGCTGCACTTGCACTAAATGAAGTTGCTACTGCACCACTTACTGAATTTAATTGTGAAGCTGCATATGCTGCACTTGCACTATCAGTTGTTGCTATTGAAGAACTTAAATTTGTTATTGTTGTTGCTACCGCACCACTTAAAGCAGTTTGAGAAGCGGCACTTGCTGAGAAAGAAGTTGCTACTGATGAACTAAAGTCACCAGTTACACTTGCTACTGAAGCACTTAATGCTGAAATTTGATATGCTGATGCTGAATCAGTTGTTGCAATTGAAGAACTTAAATTTGTTATTGTTGTTGCTATCGCTCCACTTAATGCGGTTTGAGAAGCTACACTTGCAGAATCAGTTGTTGCTATTGAAGAACTTAAAGCTGTTTGAGAAGCTGCACTTGCACTAAATGAAGTTGCTACCGCACCACTTAAAGCAGTTTGAGAAGCTGCACTTGCAGAATCAGTTGTTGCAATTGAAGAACTTAAATTTGTTATTGTTGTTGCAATTGCACCACTTAATGCAGTTTGAGAAGCTGCACTTGCACTATCAGTTGTTGCTATTGAAGCACTTAATCCGGCAAAACCAAATACTGATTGTGAGAATGCATTTAGATTTGCGGTACTTGCACTAAATGAGGTTGCAACCGAAGAACTAAAATCACCAGTTACACTCGCGATACTTGCTGCACTTGCACTAAATGAAGTAGCTACTGAAGCACTAAATGTACCAATGTTACCTGTTAAGTCTGGAGTTGTATTACCATCTGCACCTAATAAGAATAAAGTGTTACTACTACTTGCATAGAAAGGAACACCATCCATTAGATTTCCGTAAGATGAAGCAGAGAATATAGGAGCTGTTGCACCTTGTAGTACTCTGTTTGCAGCTACTACTGAACCACTTTCTACTGCCGCAAATACTATACCTTGTCCGTTAGTTACGCCTGTTAATTTACTTGAACCGGTAGCTATTAAAATCTCACCTTTTTGAAGTGAGCCGGTTGCTGAAGATAGTCTGTCTAAACTACCACGTCTATTCTTAATGATTTGTGCCATAATTTTATTGGGGTTACTCCTTTACTTCTAATAAATAGTTAAATTTATTAGTAATCCGTAGATTATTTGAATATATTATTGTTTTATTTTGAATTAATTCTACCACTCACCCCCATCCGCTACTGATGATGTTACATACACCTCGTAATCGGTTGCAAACGTTGTATCTACCGTTGATGCCATTGTAGAACCCGATGTAAAGTTTGCGTTAAATATATCAATCACTTGTTGTGAAGATGATATTACACCTATTGGAAAATAGTTTTGTATGCTAGCCAACGAATTTGCAATAGATGCACTTACCAATGCTTCTGATGCTGATATAGATTGGCTTACTGCTGCTAATTCTAAATCCGTTGCAAAGGTTGTACTTAATGAAGAACTAAATTGTTCTACTGCATCTAATCTACTATCTATTGAACTACTAAATGGTTGTATATTACCTATTAAATTAATTGCCTCATTTCCAGTTGAACTTAATAAATGTAAAGTAGAACTACCGCTTGTATAATATGGAATACCATCAATTAAACCATTATAAACTCCGTTTGATAAATCAGGTGCAGTTGAACCCGTTGTTTTCATTATTCTATTTGTTGCCTGAACTGAACCACTTTCAGTTGTAGTAAACATAATAGAAGAACCATTTGAAGATGGGATACCAATAGATGCTGATGCAAATATTACCTCACCTTTTTGTAGTGAACCAGTAATAGTAGATAATCTCTCTAAACTACCACGTTTTAATTTTAATATTTGACTCATTATATAGGTTTCCTATGTTATTTATTTTTTAATTATGTTAAAATTCGCCTTGATCAATTATTTGTGAAGAAGTAATATAAACTTCGTAATCTGTTGCGTATATATCATTTAATGAAGAACTAAATTGATTAAATGTTGTTGAACTTGCACTAAATGATTGAGATACCGATTGTGTATATGAATTGAATGAAGCGGTCGTTACAAGTCCCACCCCAGTTGCTACTATACCAATACTTGCTGCAATTGATGCACTTATTGCTGCAACTTCTATATCGGTTGTAATTAAAGATAATGCTCCACTCAACGATGAACTAACAATATCAATCACCTGCGTATTTATATCTACACCAATATCCGCTGCATCTTGTAATGATGAACCACTCTCTATTTGTTTTAATCTAATTAAACTTGCCATATTATATAAATATCCTATATTGAAATAAATTTAGATACAATTTCAAAGTTTGTTTCATCATAACTATCATCTACGGCTTCACTTTTTTGTATAGTAATTACAATGTTTTCACCAACTATAACATCATAAGTAGTTTTATCTACCAATAGCCCACCACAATAAATATCAAAATCTTTTGCAGTTGGTGTTTCATTGTTAAATAATACGTTATATGTGGTTATTGTTAATACATAATAAGTAGAATGTTCTATTAATAAATCAGGCTGTATTCCTAATTCTCTATTTGCATAATTCATCATATCAATTCTATGTTGATTAATGTTATCTAAATTTCTTTTTTGTATATTAAGATTTGGTTTAGATTTTGTTTTTCCTTTAGGTGCTACATAAGTAGGTGCTGTAATATCCGGTTGAATATTTTCGGTTGCCAAATATTTTAAGTATTCTAATTTTGTATTAGATTTTTGTTGAACTGATATGTTAGGTCTTTGTTTCATTATTTACCAAACGTTCCTGTTATTTGTAAGATATCGTTTCCACTTAATGTATATGGAAAATTAGAAATAGGTAATTTGAATCTTACACTATCACCATAATTTTCTACATTGTAATCATGCATCCCAATACTTTGTTGATTTATATCTAATAAAATAATTGCTTGTCTTTCTTTTAATATTTTACCACTATTTTTATCTATTATATTTTTAGGTAGTTTATATCCTTTTAACTCAAAAATAAAATAAGTTGAATCTGTATTTACATAATCCAACTTTTTATTTATTAAACTAACATAGGGTAATATGTTTTGTAATACACTCATTATACTAATAAAAATTTACCTGCAATATGCACTTCATCATTGGTATCTAATGGTGTAACGGGGTCCATAGCTACTTTGAATGTAATTGTAATTGTGTTTGATGTAGATGTTAAATCATAATAATTTTTAGAATACTTAACACCATTTACATATACTTTTATTGTATCTTCAACTGTTAAATCTAATTCAGTTGGTGGTTGAATTATTTTACATCCACTAAATGTAACTGCATACCCATTTGGATTTGATTCTGCTTTTGTATTATTAATTTCTAAATAATCATATAATATTTTATTTGCATTATAATCATTTGTTGAAATATCCGCACTTGCTTTACCACTCATATCAGTTTCCATAGTTACAATAGTTGCTCTTGTTGAAATACTTTTTTTAGTAGTAGGTTCATTATCAAATCTTTCAGGAATAAGATATGCTTTTGCTAACATTGTAAATTCAGTTCTTACAATTCTTTCACTATTATCAGTCATTTCCATAACCTTATCAAATGAATCTATTTCTACTTTAAATTTAAATTTATCTTTATCACCCCAATATTCATCTGCTGCCCATTTGAAAGATTCTACAATCGTATTCATATGTTCAGTAAAGTTTGTCCAAATCATTACCTCATAACTAATATCCACATAATCTGGCATAGTTACATCATATACTTCTTTTCTTGGTTGAAAATTGTTTAAGATAGAAAATTTATCATATACATTTTTCTTAGAATATTTTTGAAATGATGGGTAATGAACAAATCTATTTAACACCGGGACTGATTCATTTCTAGCAACCGTTGTTCTTTTAAACATAATAAGTGGTAACTGAATTTTACCTCTTTTATCTCTATATACTCCATCTACTTGTGCCGATTTCCATCTTTCTGCATTACCATAAATAACCGGAACATTAATTTCCGCATTATCTACTTTTAATTTAGGAACAACTATATCATTCATATAATTGAAAATAGCACTATCAACATCATATAATGAAATACCTCTGCGAGATTCTACATCCGCTCTCGGTAATTGTTCTGCTCTATTAAGTGGTTTTCTTAAAGGGTTATTAGTTGCCATTATATATTCCTAGGTTCTATGTTCAATTGAGAACGTCTTGTTAAGTAAGTAATACATTCTATACCAAAGTTATTAGCCGCTTGCATACCTACTAATTGTGTTTGGTTAGTATTTGTAATTTCGTAGTAACCATCATTGAAAGAAATTATATCACCAACTTCTGGCATTACATCTTTAACAATACAAGTATCTTGATTGAATCGGAATGTTACTTCTTGTATCGTATCTTGTCCAAACCCATCGTATTGTTGACTTTCATCACCATACTCTACCATACCGAATATAGAAACACCCTCATAGTATGCCTTATCTAAAGACTCACCATAAAGGTTTGTTTTACTTTCATTTGAAATCATTTTGAATAAGAAGACTTGTGTTTGTACCACTGCATCTACTAATTCTCTACTTATATTCTGAAAGAAATTATAATCTTTTGTTCCTATGAAACGCGGCATCTGCTTATCCTATATAAAATGGTAATGGAATATTCTTTAACATTTTTTGAACTTGCTCAGCTTCCTGTGCTTTGTATTCCATTTGTTTTGGTCTACTAAGTTCTTCTAAATCTTGTCTTAATTGTTCGTATAATCTATCCTTATCATTTTGTGCTTCTGCTCTTAAACTTGCACCATCTAATGAAATCTCACCTTCTGGAATTGGAATACTTGCATATTTTTCTCTAATACCACCTAATAATTCTTTTGCTAATGCTAAGGTATATTTCCAAATCCATTGTTTACCAACTGAATTAATAGAATCATATGTCATACTATCATATCTAATATTTGCATAGTTACTTATTTTAGATGTATCTTTTGCTATACTTGCCGCTGTTCTTTCACTTGTTATTACATACTCAAACCATAAGTTAGTTGGAGTTGCCGATGTTGAACCTGGTATTGGGAAAATTTCTAAAATATTATTTACTAAATTAAATGTATATGCACTTCTACGAACCTGGTCATTAAATTCAATTGCTTGTATTCTTAAAAGGTCTTCGTAAATTGGCATTAATACAAATTGTGCTGCCGGAGAGAATGCACTAAACCCAAACTCATCCATTAAATTCAATGTACCAACTGCCGAAACTGCGTAAGGGTCAAAAAATCTACTAATAGCCGGAATTCCAGTATAGTATATTCTTGTAATTGTAATTGGTGTGTTATAATGTGAACCACTTTCTAATGAACCTAATGGTATGGTTGCAACATATCCACCACTACCACTACTTATACTTTCTGATACTTGTGATAAATTTTTTAAATCGTATCTTTGAACTCCAGGATGTAAGTCTACACTTCCTTTATATACACTAGCTCCAGGTCCTAATCCAATTTCTGAACCATATGAATTTGCAATTTTAACTATTTGTGTTGTATTTCCACCTTCTAAATATGTAGTTGTAAGATTTGTATCATTACTTTGTCCTAACATATTATATAAGTTGTTACGAATATTAAATGCATTAACCTGAGCTGAGTATTCTGAAATTGCTTCTTCAAATACTGCATATATATTTTGTGGTAATAATTCTACGTTCTGAACAGGATATCCTAATCTCTTAGCTACCCAATCATTTACTTTATCGGCGTGTTCTCTGAATATACTTTCACTATCATATAATCCAAATGGTGTTGAACCAGTTGTAAATGATGAGCTTCCGGGCCAATTAATATTAGTTACTAAATCTGATGCCATTGTTTTCCTTTTGTATAAATATGAAAAATATTCTAATTATACTTCATAAAATACTTTTTATAATATTCTGATTGTTTTTCTATACAAATTTCATTGTTTGAGAAATCAAAATAGTAACTATCTTTAAAAGTTTGAAAATTTATCTGAAATATTGTTTGTAAAATATTGTATGTTTTTGTATTTGTTTCTATGGTATTAACCTCATCTAATACTTTCCAAGTTTGAAATAATTGTCTATAAAATTTAATATACCAAATCCAATTACCGAATGTATTTAAGTGTGGGTCATTATATGCACCATACCAATATTCACCTTCGTTACAATGTTCTCTTACAAATTCATTCATTCCACCATAATTTCCAGCAGGTGCGAGGTATTTTGGTTTTATTCCAAATAATTGTTGTAGTAATCGTTTATTTCCAGAACAATTATGTGCTACAAAATCTTCCTTTTCGGTATATGGAAATATAAAAAAATAATTTGTATCAATATTTTCAAATCTATCTTTTACTTCATATCTAATTAATTCATCTTCAAATAAAATATTCCAACCAAAAAACATTTTAAAATTTGTAATACCATTATCAATATTAAATTTGATAATATTTTCCATATTTGCAAGGTGTGCTTCTAAAATGTTTTTATATTCAAATGTATGTTCATCTATATTATTTAAATAATCCCACTCACCACCTTCTACATTTGGTAAATCAAATTCAATTTCATATACCGGATTTGTTGGTCTAACTAAACCACTTAATTGTAATGTACCATATATTTTTGAAGGGTCAATACCTCTCTCTAATAATTCATTTATTTGTTTTCTATATCGATGAGTTATAACATGATTACCAGAAGAACCTTTACCTACATTATAATATTCAAATTCAATTCCTTTATCAATTAATTCTTTTAATAAAAATAATTGATATTTCATCATATAGTTTGGAGCACATAATCCAATCTTTTCATTAAACATTTTAACTACATCAAAAACTGTTTGTGAATTATCAGTATCTACGAATTTTACATGTGAATCTGTAAATGAATCTCCCGCTGTAACTATATAAATTTTATCCATTGGAACTTTTATATAAATATATACGACATAAAAAAGGGAGTAACTAAACTCCCTTTCTTATTATTCAAATTAAATTATGATAATCTAACTTTAACTGTACCAGATGTGTGATACAATCCACCTACTGGAATGTTTGCTGCTGCAGCTGCACCATCATTTGCAAAACTACCACTAATGTTATAAACTCTACTTACTGAAGCAAATGAGGCACTAACTGCACTCAAAGCAGCATCACTTGCTAAACCTGTACCATCTAATGTTACTTGTAATGTACTTACATCTGCATATCCAAATGCGAAATTTTCTGCATCTGTTACTAAAATTTTTGTTCCTGCTACTGGAGTTACATCAGGTAATTCAGGGAAAATTCTTTTTACTCTAGACATTTTATTAATCCTTTTTTTTTGTTTTTATTTTTGTTCAAATATAAATATAAAAAATGACATAAAAAAGGAGGTATTTCTACCCCCTTTCCTATTTTTATTATTTTCTTAAAGATTATAATAAGTTTAAGTCACCGATTACAACTTTACCGAAGAATTCAGGTCTAACTAGTTTCTTAGCGTATCTAGTCATAACACCTCTTCTTGGTGTGAAGTTATCCGGATCGTAAACCAAAGGAGTTAAAATCAATGGAACGTAAGGAGCGTAAACAGCACCAGTTTCCAAGAAGTTATTTCCTTTGTAACCCATTAAGATTACGTTTTCAGTCATGTAAGGGTTTTTGTAAACAGTATATCTGTTTGCAATAGAACCTACTTGAGTTACACCAGCTGCAAATTGCTTAGCATCTTTATCAGCAGATACAGAGAACGCTGGAATTGATTCTAAGATTGTACATACGTCAGGAGATGCTACTAAAAAGTTTGCACCACCTCTCATAGTCAATTGGTGAATTTTGTTAGATACTTTGTTTAATTTAGTACCTAAAGTTTGAAACCAAGTGTTTCTTGTGTATGCAGAAGCTGCAGCTACATCAGAATCAATTGAGAATCCAGAACCGTTCCATTCTTGACCAACTTTTAAAGACCAATATTCAGTAGTTAATGCGTTAGCTTTTAACATATCTAAGATTTCTAAATCAATCTCTAAAGAGATGTACTCAGATAACATAGAAGTTAATTCAGCTTCTGCATCAATTGAATGATAAGCGTTTAAATCTTGTGCCAATTCAGGAGTCCACACTGCTTTCAACTTACGAGTCTTAGCAACGATTGCTTCAGATTTTAATTCTAAGTCAACTTGAGGAATATTCAAAGAATTTCCATCAGCAACGTCATTTAATCTATCTGTATCTCTATCTTCATAATCACCTCTATTAGCTGCAGTTGGTTGTTTTTCATAGTTAAGCGTTACTGAACCAGTTAATAAACCGGTAATAGCGTTTGTGATGAAAGTTACATTTGTACTACTAATAGCTGTAAATTGAGGATAAATATCACCGGTGATTTGTGCACCAGCAATTGTAAATGCTTTAACTGCATTGTAATCAGCATCTGAAGGGATACCCACAGTTACTTTCTTGTATGAACCAGTAGCAACGAAGTTACTATCATAGCTTACATCTGCAAAAGTTACTGATGATGTTGAATATAAACCAGCTGCAGATGCAGATGTTGCATCATTAACTGTGTAACCAAATCTTCCAGCACCATACAAACCACCTGTTGGAGATTGTGTAGAACCTAATTTGTTACCAGCTGGAGATAAAGAATCTTTACCTACTGTTCCAGAATTACCATAGATAGAATCACCTGCAGTAAATCCGTTTGTTGTTGTACCATATTTGAAATCCATGTAGAAAATCAAACCTGATGGTAAATTCATTGGTTGAACACTTACGAATTCTTTCGCAGCGATTTCACCAAAAATTCTTCTTACTAATGGAAGAGCTACGCCACTCCATTCTTCAGAACCACCAGTTGTACCTGTTCCAGTTGCTTCATCAAGCAATTGTTTTGCTTGGTTTTCAAGTAACACAGCCATTGCGTGTTGTTGAGGTTTGTTGTCTATTCCTTCTAAAAGACCAGTTTTTTCCCACTTAGATTTTAATCCTCTAGTCTGCTCAAGCATAATAGATGTTGGGTTTTTGCCTTCCATAAGTTTCGATAAATCAAAATTTGCCATTTTGTTTTTTCCTTATTTTTTTTTGTTATTTTAAAATTCCAGCTAACTCTTTGAATCTGTTTGCGTAAGTTGTACTTTCACTAACGATTTCTTTTTGAGCTGTTGGTTTTGTACTAGTCTGAACTCTGCTCGCACCTTCAGCCATTGGCTTAGCACTCTTTTTTGGAGAGTTAGTTGCGAATTTCATAGATTCAGCTAATGTTGAGTAAACAAGTTTAACTTCTCTAACTGTATTTGTTCTATCTAAAGAATCAATTACTTTTGATTTTTGTTCGTTAGTTAAGTTATAACTTCTAAATAATTTATTAGAGAATAATAATTTAGCGTTCAATAAGTTTACTTCATTGATTGTAGATTTCAATGATTTGATTACTGAAATAGCTTCTGCTAATTCTTTCTTCAATCTTTTTGATTCTTCTACTTTCTCTTTTTCATCTTCTTCTGCTTTTTCTTCATCTTCTAATTCTTTGATGATTTCTTCGATATTCATATCGTCTTTGTCATCTTCATCGTCACTTTCGTTACGAGCAATTACCGCATCTGGTTCATCTGCATTCATTACTGTATCAACTTCATCAGCTGATTCATCTTGAACATCATCATGTCCCATTGCATTGTAATCATCTTCTGATTCCATATCATCAGAACCACCATGTAATTCGTCTTCCAACTCTTTAATGATTGCTTCTAAATCTAAGTCATCTTCTGATTGTTGGTCATCTTGTGCACCAAATTCATCTTCTTCACCTTCTTCTTTTGCAAATGGATTAGTATCTGCTGTTAAATCTTCTTCTTCACCTTCTTCTTCAGTAATAGATTTTTCAAATTTGTAATCTTCTACTTCAGCTTCTGGTTTTTTAGAAGTTGATGTAACATCAGCTGCACCTAATTTGTCTTCTGCGCCAGCGTTGTGTTCAGTTGGTTTTTTGTTGTTTTGTCCTGATGTTGTACCACCAGTACCAGCACCGATGTTAGAAGAGTTGTAATCTTCTTCCATTTTGTCTTCTTCTTTCTCTTCGTCATCACCATACGCTTCTGTCATTTCATCTTCTTCAGATTCTTTGTCTTCAGCTTCGGCTCTTAATTTTTGAGATAGCATAGACTTCAATCTTGGTGTAAATGCTTCCTCTAACTGAATCTTAGCATTAGCCAAGGCAGTTTCGCGAACAGCTTTAGCATCAGCGATTGCTTCTTTCAATAATTTTGAACTTGCCATTTCTTTATGTCCTTTTGATTTGTTAAGCCATTATAGGATTAGGCGGCTTAAATAGAATTTTGATATTCTTTCGGAACTCTATATCAGATAGAGTATTCATCGAGTATCTTAAATAAATTAAATCCTACATTATGTAGAATATATAATATACATATATACTTTTTATAGAAAACGATTAAAGTCCGATAAATTTTTTCGGAATTTGTTTTAAATTTAAGAATTCAATTGCGTTTTTAGATGTTCTTAATTGTTTTCTAATTGCCGCTTCTTTTTGAACTCTTTTTTTAGCAGAAGGTTTTGTGAAATATTTTCTATCTCTTAATTGCTCAACCGTCTTAGAATCCTGCCATTTCTTTTTTAATGTCTTTAACGCTTTTTGTAAATTGTCGTTGTTGACGTTGTCGATAATAATCATTCTTTATTTTATTTGTAACTTAATTATTCTAATATTATAATTGCACCCGATGATAGTGTAACTGATTTTGGGTAACAAGGAAATATTTGGTGATTATCAATCGAAGTTAAACTTAAGCTACCACCACCTTCCAGTGCAATACTACCACTTGGGTTTCCTTCACCTCTCATAATACCCCATACATTTGGATATGCTGTTCCTTTACCTAATGCAACTGAACTAGATACTATACTTACTTTAAATGCTCTATAATTTGTACTCATTGTTATTTTATTTTTTAGTGTTTATGATGTCCACCACAACCACAGTCATGTACTTTGTTACATCCACAATCTGATTTGCTTTCTTTTACTATTGATTCGTTATTTTTAAGATTTTTATAGTTTTCTTTGTAATAATTTATTAAACCCTGATTTACTACAATAGATTTTTTGATATTTTCTTTTTTATCGTTAGGTAATCCTTTGCTTGTTTTAAGGTCGTTTGCTAATAGTTTATTTGTTTGTTCTAAATTTCTAATTAACATTAATGTTTCGTATGCCGTATTACCTTCATTTACTACCGATTCGTTTGGAACACAATTAGGAACTTGTCTGCCATCTTTATCTTTCATTCCAATTTGTTTATATCCTTTCCAACATGGTCCTTGTTCTTCGTTTTGTTGTTGAGGCATTAATGCACTTAACTTAGAAGATTGTTCCATTTTAGGAGGTCTCTTACCTAATCTAAAATCTGCATCTTCATCACTAATTTCTTGCATATCAAAGTATCTACCTAAAACGTGTCCCATATCTTCATATAGAGAACTCATTCTTTGTTGTAATTGTTTTGCTTCGTTTGCACTCTTTTCAAATTGTGCTGATAGCTTTCCTAAATCACCCATATTACGTTTAACCGTTGCAGGGTCAAAGTTATTTCCACTTTCTTTTACTGCGAATGTTGTTGCAGCATCTACGATACCACCCAATGTATTTGCAATTTCTGCTAAATCATGTTCAGCTTGTAACTTTCTACCAAATGCTTTATAGGTAGAAATTACTTCTAAGAAATGTCTTCTTGCTTCGTTATGCATCGGAGAAGGTGGTTTAGTTCCTTCGCCCATTAATTTTTTTAACTTTATCATACTATTATAAATATATTAAAATGAACTATTGATTAACTTATAGTCCTTTTCGGATAATTCTTTCTTTGCTTTTCTTAACAATTTATTAAAAATACTATTTCTTTCATTTGCATCTTTATTACTTGCAATTGAACCCTTAATATCCTGTCTTTTTTTGATTTGGTTCAATTTAGTAAGTGCATCTCTATCATCCATATAGATTGCTAATTCGATAGTAGCTGCAGTATGTTCGTTGTTATCGGTCATTTTACTAACCTTTTTGTTGAATGCTTCTGCTGGATTGTATGCTTCACCCAATAAATCTTTTAACTTTATCATTAGTTTAATTCCTCTATAATTTGTCTCATTAAATCTTGTGCCTTACAGAATCTACCACACTCATCTATTTCTCTACTTACACCTTCGTTTACCGGAGTTAAGAATGCTCCATGTGTTGAAGGGTTAGAAACAAAATCAAATCCAATCAATTCAAAATCTTCTTGTACCATTACCTGGTCATTTCTCATTGGTTTAACTGAACCTAATCCTCTACTACTAATACCTAAACGAATATTGTTTTTGAATAATTCTTTTAAAATGTTTCCAGATGGTGTAGATAATACTTCTACTGTCCCAACTAAATCCTGTCCATCAAAATGCATTTCTACAATATTATGAGAAACGTTTTTAAGGTTGATTATAGTCGATTCTGGATGGTCTAATTCTCCCAAAGCTCTTCTTTCATTAATCAATACATCGTACTTCTTTGCCTCTCTCATTAAGATTGCCATAGGGTATATACGATTGTTCTGATTAGGTGCATCTGCTCTTTGTAAAACACCCTTAACCAAAAACTTTCCGTTTTGGTCTTCACTAATCTTTCCTTCAAATAAGGTATGTTCTATTAATAATGGTTTCATTATGCTAATAATTTATAATATTCATTGAAATGTTTGATTCTATCGGCTAAACCAATAGTACCACCATTTACTCTTTTTGTTATTGATGTTACTACTGAATCAGTTGCTCCACCATCTGCCATCTTATGTAATCCATTCTTATTAAAGAACCATGCTGCTGATGCTAATGCGTATTTACTTGCTACTAAATCGGGGTTTGCAATACAATCTTCACCAATTGATTTAGTGAATGCTGTATAGTTATCCTTTCCTGTTAATTGAATAAATCCTCTACCATGAAACTTCCAACCTTCACCACTTGCTTCTGCTCCGTTACCCATTCTACCACCATATACTTTGTTGGCGATTTTCTCTGGTTTTCTTTCGTATGGAACTGCTGATTCTAATGTTGGGAAATACTTTTTAAATATCCCGTTCAATCCTTTTGCAGAATAGTTTAGGTTTTCTTTTGTTAATTTAAATCCACCACTTTCGTGTCCACATTGTGCTAAGAAGTGTGCTAATCTTAATGGAGTATTGATTTCAAACTTAGATGCTACTTCTGGAATCATTGCTATAACACTATCAGGAATGTGTCCTTTCAATGTATCTAACTTTAATCCAGTTGTATTTGTTACAGGGGTTGGTGTTGATACTACCGCAGGTGCTACCGGAGCTACTGCTTCCGTAATACCCATAATCTTATTCCAAGTTCCGTTTCCTACAATACCATCCGGAGTTAAACCATTTTTAGTTTGAAATGCTTTTACTGCATCTTCTGTTTTAGGACCATAGTTTCCTATTGCCTCTAAACCTAATTTAGTTTGTAGTTGTTTTACGCTTTCGTTATTATCACCTCTTTTCAATAACATACAAATATCCTCTAATTATTTTTTCTTTTTAGATTCGTTTTTACTTCTTAATTTAGCTAAATCAGAACCTTCAATTTCACCATCACCATCTACATCTAATTTTTTTTGTCCTGCAGATAATTCAGCTTCTTTGATTTTCATTCTTTCTTTTAACTTGCCATGAACACCTTTAACTGCATCTTCAAATTTTCTTAAAGTATTTTCATCTTTAATATCTTTTTTAGATGTAATACCAAATTTATCTAACATTTTGTTATGTACTTTTTGATATTCTTCTTCTTCTTTCATTACTTCTCTAACGATGTTTTTGAAATGTTCTCTACTTAAAGTTAATTTCTTTTCATCACCTTGAGTTTGAGGTAATCCGTTTGCTACGTTACTATCTTTTTTGGTTGGAACTACATCCATTTCACTTTCTTTGATAGAGGTTGCTGGTCTTCTTGTTGTCATTCCCAATGCTTGCATCGGTACTAATCCTGATAATTTCATAATATTATGCTTTTTTTAATCTTACTGATTGATATTTATTCATCTTCGTTAAACTCTTTAATTGTGATTGTGCTGAGTTTTTCGGAGCCGGTTTTGTTATTGTTCTTCTATCTGCATCTTTACTTGCTCCCTTTGGGGTTGCAGTAACTACATATTTATCCAAAGCCATAGGTTTTGTACCTTCAACTTCTTCAATGTTAGTATCACTTTCTGCTTTATCTATTTCTTGTATAGAACTTGCAATCTTAATGATTCTTTCTTTAATTCTATAAATGTTTGTGTTGGTTCTTTTAAAGAAGTCATTTTTACCTAAGTTGTTTTCGCTTCTTAATCTATTATACCAATTAACAAATCTTTCAATTTCTGCTAATTGATTCTTAACTTCTCTAATACCATGTGATACTTTTTGAGATGGAGTTCTAGTTTCATCTCTTTTTAAATCTAACCAACGATTTTCATCTATACTTTTAGCAAATTCAAATCCGGTACCCGATGACTTAACTTTACGTTTGATATCACCCTTTGTATCTTTACCAAATGCAAATGGTGTATTATATCCATCAGCAGATGCCGTAGTATTATCCTCTTCGATTTTTTTCTCTCTAAGTTTAGTACGAATCGTTTCTTTTAATTTACTGATATCTTCGTTAGATAATTCCTTTTTGAACATCGCTCAATTCCTTTTCCAATTCATAACACATAATCAAAGATGTGATATGATTGTCTTTTATTTTTTGTGAATTACCAATTTTTGATAACTGATTCATTGTTTCTGCCAATTTGATTTTTGTAACCTTATCGTTAATTTTAGAAGAAATTCTTTTGAATTCTTTTATTAATGATTTAACTTCCCCAATTACATGATTTTTTAAATTATCCGAGTTAGTATAAGAGTTTATATATTCTTTTAATAAACCTTTTTGTTTATCATTAAGATTATTATATTTTTTATTAAAACTATCTACTAACATTTTATAAGAAAGTAATTGAATTTCTTTATCTTCTTTCTTTAAATCGGTATGTATTGTAGTTTCTGCTAATGTTTTATTTGATGGTGTTTTGCCAATCAAATGTTCAACTAATGTATATTTTGTATTTACGAAATCTTTAGGGTCGTAATTTTGGTCAACATTTACTTTGTATTCAAATATTTTATATACTGATGCTAACACTTTGTAGTTAGGTATTTGAGAACGTAAGAAATCTTCAATTGCGTAATTATCTTTAATTTCTTTAATTAAATTATATTTTTCTTTTAAGATTTTCTTTTCATCTAATTTAGCTCTACTTTCAACAACCGCATCTACAAATCTTTCTGCTCTATTTTCACTATTATATCTTTCCGATACAATAAATTGATATAGTTTCAACTCATTAGATAATTCAGTCTTTGAATTAAAGTATTTTTTTAATAATCCTTCTGCTATACCCTTTCTATTGTTAAGGATATCAGAGGTTACTTGTCTTACTAGCAATTCAAATAAAAAGCCGGTATTTCTGAATTTTGAATGTTTAATTTGTTTCATTTATATACATTATTCCATTTATAAATATAAGGTGTTAAAATAAGAATTAGTTTTCTATGATATTTTGTTCATCTAACATAGATTTTCCTTCACTTATTACTTTTTTTCCACCTTTAGTTATGTTTTTCTTTAACATATCTATAAAACTTTCGTTTTTATATTGATTTTTTAAGTCTTTACTTCCAATTACATCTCTGCCAAATGGTGATTTATCTTTACCACGTGTTGAGTATTCTTTAGGTCTACCAACTGCTTTGGCTTCTTGTTGTGGTTGTTCTTCATCATCTTCCCCACCTTCTAATTCTGCTTTTAATTTTGAAATTTGGTCTTCAACATTTAATGGTTGTCCGTTTGGTGTTGGTTCTTCTGTTGCACCCCCTCTATTATCATATTCATCCGGTGCAGGTTCTTCACCATTCATATCTTCTGGATCTGTATTCATTGGTTCACCATTTTCATCACTTCCCATCGGTGGTTGCTGTCCCATCATACCTTGTTGGTCTTGTGGTTTTTCGTTACCGGTTTGTTCTAAATTGTTAAGTTTAAAAGTAAGCATTGCATCTTTCTTTAATCCTTCAATTTGCAATTCGGCTTCTTCATAACTAAAATTAAGTATATTCTTATACATCCATTCTTTAGAAATTACTTTTAATTGGTCCATTTTTTGAATCAATTCCATTTTCATAGTCCAAAGATTAACTTTTTCTTGTTCGTATATTAATGATGGTAATGTTAATTCTAATTCGAAGTTTGTTAATTCACTATCATCAATACCTTGTGAGTATAAGTGAGCAATTGCAATCTTTTCTAATCCATCAACTACAATTCTTTGTAATCTTTCAATTGTTTTTGCAAATCTCATATCCATTGCTGCTAATGTAGCTTTAGAGTTTCCATCTTCTAAATAACCCAAATGTTGTTTAGGTATCTTTAATGCTGCAAACATCTTATTCTTTAAGTAATCGATATCTTCCATCGGTGCGTACTCTAAACCATCTAAGTTTGTAATTTCAGTACCACTATCATTACCTCTAACCGGTAAATAGAAATCTTCCATTAAGTTTTGAACGTTATACTTTAAGTTATACTCACCAGTATCTGCGTTCACATATGGAGTTTTCTTTGATTTATTTATAATTCTTTGAATGTATTGGTCTACTTCATTTGGAGCAATACCACCTACATCAATTTTAAATATTCTTTTTTGTGGAGCTCTTACAATTCTATGGATAATCATTGCATCTTCCATCAATGATAATTGTTTCCATAATCTTCTAGCACCTTCTAATATTGATTTTCCGTAAGGTAAGAAATTTGTATCTGATAATAATCTAAAATGTGCAATCTCATAGTTTTCGTATTCAGTTTTTTGTCCTGCTACGAATAATGATTTAGTTGCTAACGGAGTATGTACAAACTTTACAGCCTGCCAATTGTTCGGGTCAAATCCTTCTACTCTCGTAATTTCATATGCGGATAATGGTTGAACACCTACTATACCTAAATTTTCTGCAATCTCTAAATGTAAAAAGAAATCACCATACTTAACCATATTTCTAACCCAAGGCCATAAATTGAATTCTACATTTACAACATCATAAAATAAGTTAGTTAGGATATCTTTAATATGGTCATTGTTAGTTTTGATTTCTACAATTCTACCATATTCATTTCTACTAGTTGATTCATCTGCGTAAATATCTAATGCAGATGTTATGATTGGATCCTGGTCCATTGAATCATAATCTCTGAATAATTCTTGTCTTATTTGTTGATAAGCCAAATAGTTTTCAAAAGTATTGTTCATTGCGGATGAATGCAATCTCATATACCTATCTCTAAGATTGGTAGCTATTGCCTGTGTTTCATCGTAATCAATTACCTTTAACTTTCCGCCTTGATTTCTTACGATAACCGCTGTTGAAAATAATTTCTTTAACCTGCCGTAAAATGAAGTATCTGCCATATTATTTTATATTACCATTTTCTACAAGACCAATATCTTGCTTTTGTTCTAGGACCCGGACTATCACAATTATGTCTAGCTCTAAACGATTTTCTCGCTTTTGGGTTAGATTTTCTAATTCTCATTGTTTTCTCACCCTTAGCCGCTGCAGATGTTCCACCATGTCCAAAGTTTACTTTAACCACGTTACCTGCTGGATTTTTTACATACACTTTAAACTTCTTAACATCCCCTGCCGTTGGTTTACCTAACTGAACCGTTCTACCTTGATATTCTGCTTCCTCTAATGTAGATTCATTATACATTTCTTTTTCTTTAACTTTAGTTTTAAGAAAAGCTATAAAATCTTCCATTTCTTCTATATCATCCTCATCTACATCATATTCATCAATATCATCATCTATATCTTCTTTTATTTTACCAAATGCCATTGCGTATGGGTCAGAATAAATTCTACCCAATTCAATTTTATTTCCATTTTCTAACGTATGTATAGATTTACTTAAAGGTAAACCAAAAAATTCATATAAAAAACTTTTCTTCATTATATTTTCCTCGTTATACAATATATAAATATTATATTATTTAATAAGCCACCTTAAATCTTCAAAATCATCCTTACCTACGTTCATTCTATAAGGGTCTTCTCTTAAATCTTTTTGTGTATAAACAGGACTATATTCTGTTTTAACAAATCCATTTAATGCACTTTGTGCTAATGAACCTCTTTCGTTTCTTAATCTTAATGCGGTATCTCTAACCCATAACCCAATACCTAATGCCATCGTAAGGTCATCGTTATAACCTCTTGCTGCTTCTGCTCTACCATTGTTCCATATAAAAGTAAATAACTCATCTATGGTTCTCTTAGAGTGTATAATAACTGATTTATCTTTCATATATTGGTCAATCTTAGATACAATCATAGGTCTTGTCTTAGATGAAATTGTAAAACCAGGAATCATTTGTTTTTGTTCTCTATAATATTTGTTAGTCCATTGTGTATTAACATCAACGTATTGAACATCTTTATTACTCCAAAATAAATTCTTATAATCTCTATCTAATATTTGTTGAATTGTTGCCCAACCAATGTTTGCGTTATCTACAATTAGCAATGCATCGTTATAATCTGTTGCTATACTAATTAACATATTGCCAAAATCAGTTGGTTCTATTTTACCTTTATACTCAGCAACTTGCTCCATCGATTCTATATCTATGATGTGGAACGCTGAATAATCATTACCATCTCCTCTACTTACATCCGCAGTTACTACATATGAACGATTGTAATCCGGTTTTTTCCATAACCATATATTACTATCAAACCCAGTCTTTTCAATTGGGTCACATACATTATTTTCACTATACCATATTAAAAGGTCACCATCAATTACATTATCACCGGAGGAAATGAAATCACAATCACACTCTTGTGCTGCTTGCTTATCACCTAATTGTTGTGTTTGTTCATCTCTCCAATCTTGTTCTCTATCAGGATGCACCGTCCAGTGAAGTTTGATTGGATTAAATAAATTCTCACCGTTTTCTGAACCAACCCACATTCTATGAAACCAATTACCCACACCATTCGGAGTAGATAATGCAATACAATCACCACCGGTAGCCAACGTTAATTGAGTACCAGTCCATATCTCATCGATGTAATCAATAAAGGCTGCTTCATCAAATACCAATAAAGATAAGGCTTCAGAACGACCAGAGTCAGGTTTTGAAGATACTGCTTTTACTTGTGAACCATTTTTTAATCTAAGGGAAAGTTTGTTATCTTCGGATTCTGCAACTCTTAACCATACAGGTAAAAGTTGATTCATCGTTCTAACTTTTAATACTAAGTTCTTTGCTACATCTTGTTTGTTCGCGATAATAAGAACGTTGAAATCCTCATTGAATATCATTTTCCATAGTGCATAACCTGCTACTAATGTTGATATACCTAACTGACGCGATTTAAGAACAATGTTGTATCTATGTTCTTTAAAATTTGTTAGGGTATCTTCTTGAAATGGATATAATTCAAATGGTATTTTTCCTCTAATCGGATGCTGAATTTTACAATATTTTTTCATAAAGTATACCGGGTCGCCGGCACACTTTTGATATTGTTCCTTAATTACATCCTTTAGGGATTTTTGTGGGGTATTCATTATTTTTTCAATCTAATCTTCCAATATACACCACCACCAACATAAGGTGCTAAAGTGCCAGTTGTACCATCAATCGTTCTATTTGCAACACCAACTCCTAAATGATACATCTTATCCGATTTTGTATTGATTAAAAATCCCATACCTAAATGAGATATTAAATCTGCTTTATTAAATCCACCTTCTAAACCATAAAAGAATTTTGTTTTAGGTAATTCTTTTACAATTGTTGTTTCTTTAATAACTCTTTGTTTAACACTCGCATTAAAAGTTCTACCCAATATTTTGTTTTGAGTAATAGTATCAATTAAAGATACAATTCCTAAACTATCTGGTAATTGTAATGTATCTTTATAAATGTTCTTTGCAAAATAATTTTGTAATAAAGCTTGTGTATCTACGATTGTAGGGATTATTACTTCCTTAATTGTTTCATGATAGATATCTTCACCTTTTTTAGTTACTACTTTTGTTTTAACTATTTCAAATGTATCAATTTCATGTTTAATAAGTTCATACTTTTTACCATCAACTTTTACGATTTCACCGGTTGTTTTTTTGTTTCCACCACATTGTTGGAAAACTACTACTGCAATTAATGCTACTATTGCAATATTCTTAATGTTCAAAAATTTCATTATATTTCTCCTTTATTATTTCCCAATCCTCATCTACTGCGGCTTGGAATGTTATTATTAATTCGTTTAGACCAACTATATCTGAATCTAAATCTCTTTTTACTTTTTCAATATCACCATCTATGCTCCACTTTTCAATACTACCATCTTCATTTACAATAGTAGGAACTGTATCTGCATCTTTTCTAGCTTGTTCAAATTTAGCTAAATCATCTTTAATTGTTCCTAATGCTTTTGAGTTCATTTTCCAATACTCATAGTTCTGATAGATACCTTCTAATTTAAGTTTAGCTTCTCTTTCTACTAAACAATTAATACAAAATCCACTTTGTTTAATAAATCTTAGGTTAGCTCCTTTTGGATTACCGGTTTTACATTCTTTGGATTTACAAGTATTTAACGTATCTAAATATGCTCTTGCTTCATCGTATTGAGTAACTGCTATTTTAAATCCGTCGTGTTGCTCCCACTCTTTACCATTTGAATCAAACCATCTATCACCAACTTCTTTCTTTTCCTTTGCCTTATCCCATCCCACAGTTGCATTTCCACTTTCTCTACCATGCATCACATCCAAAATCTTTTTCCTACTCGGATGCATCCATGTCTTCTTATCCTTATTACCTTTGCTCTTAATTAACATAAATTATAACTTTATATATAAGTATATATTTTTATCGGCTAAACTTAAAAATTCCTAAAATTTGGTTTAAAGGTGCAAATGCTCCTGTTAATTTATAAGCGTTTCCTTTGTAACTAAATACGATTCCTTCACTCGGTACAATTTTTTCAAACCCACCAATTGCATTTAATCTACTCAATTCTTTTTCTAATTTTTTTATTTGAGATATTGTTCCACCACTCATAATTTGATTAGCACTAGATTCTAATTCAGCTCTCATTGATTGTAATGCTTTATCTGGTTGTGCAGTTAATACTGAACTCATAAATGATAAAACCTCTGCACCAACTCCTAAAAATATATCTTCAAACTTTCTAAGATTACCACTCATAATAGTAGTTTTAGCTCCTTTATCTATTCCTTCTGCCCATGCTCTTGCTTTATCATCTTTGATATCACCTACTCTCATACTTTTATCATCAAACGCCCATCTCTTAACTAAACCTGCCTTTTCTAATGCTGATATTTTCTTTTTTGAATTAACTATAAAGTTTTCCCACCACGCTTGATGATAATCTGCTACACCATCTTTATCTGTTAATCCAAATTCAGATTGTAGTTTTGAAATCATTCCTTTAAATTTACCTTTTTGAGAACTTAATTGTTTTGTTTTAGGTAATTTAACAATTGGAGGTCCTTGTATTGTGTATTTAGATTGAACATGTGCATTAATTTGCTTTAACATACCACCTAATATACTTTCTGCACCATCTACTTTACCAATTGGATTTCCTGCTTCATTGTATTCAACTGCATTATGGAAAACTAAAAGTGCTTGATTGTAAGGAATAACATTAACCGATGTAGGCCATATTACTTCTAAATTTACAAACACTTTACCTTCTTTAAATATTTTATCTTTTTGTGCCTGAGATAATCCTCTAATTGCATTTTCCAAATCTTTCATTGCGAAATTATATGCATCAGTTAATCCGCCTCTACCGCCAAACTTAGTTGCTACACCATTGATATCCATTGCATTTGCTCCAGCGTTTGCTAAGTGCCCTTTATTTCTAGCTGATATTAATCTACCGCTCTTCCAACTTATTGCCAATGCTTGTCCGTCAGTCTTTTCTCTAACCACACCTAAGTTTCCATCTAATGCATTATTTACAATTGCTTTCAAATCACCAAATGATAAATTCATTCTAACATCAAATGGATGATTCATATGTCCATATGCACCACCTTCATTTATAATACCTTCTTCTACTTTTCTGAATGTTGTTGCTTGTCTACCATTGATTGTTGGCATTCCGTGCTGGTCTTTACTAATATCCTTTACAACTGTTTTTTTATTTTTAAATTTACCAGTTAAAACCACATCACCTTTATCTACATCTACATTGATATCTTCATCTACTTCGGTAATTACTTCTGCAACGGTATTTGTATCACCATCTAATTTACCATCCTCTTTATCTCTATTGTAATCTTGTATAGCGTTATCCCAAACTTCTAATGGAATTTTACCATCTTTCATTTGTTTAGCATAATGTAGTGTAAACCATTCAACATATTTATCATTATCACCATCCATTTCTTTTCCTGCAAATAGTGCGGCTTTACCAATTCCACCGATTGCAATTTCTGCAACCAAATGTTCTGCTAAATGTACTCCCAAATGTTTCATTAACATTCCAACCCCATGTCCTATTCCGCCACCTAATATTACACCCGCTGCACTCATTGCAATCGTTTTACCTAATGTTTTGAATGCATCTTTTTCTTTATCACTTATTGGTTTACCTTGAAATAAATTTGAAATACCTTCACCTGCGTGCTTAAATGTATGTCCCAAATGTTCCATTTCCTTTTTTACGGATGGTACAATTGATTTTATTTTATTATTGATTGCTTCACCGATACTACGTCTAACTGGTGAATTTGGTTTATGTTGGTTGCCTCTAAAGAATTTTTTCTCATTCTCAGACCATTTTGAAATATTATGTTTGATGGTTCTTGCTACAACTTCTGGATTTTGAATTGCCTTAGTTGCTACTTTACCCATACCAGCCGATTTTGCTGCGGTTGTTCCTTTGGTTGGTTGCATTCCACTTGCAGGTGTTTCTTTATTTGCATCTGAACCAGGTCCTGCTTCTTGTCCAGATTTGGTGGCCACACCATATTCATTTGCAAAATCATTTGCTGACTGAATTGCGGTATCAATATCCTGGTCAACAATCATTACTTTTAATGGAATTGGTGCTTCTGGATGTTTTATATTATATGATGTAATTGCTGCCCATCTATGGTGTCCATCAATTACATATCCATCTTTACTTACATAAAGCGGCGCAGTTAGATTTGGATTTGTTGGGTCTGCTTCTAATCCCGCTTCCATTCCTAATACTTTATCACCAACTAATTCTGTTTGAGTTGCTTTTAATGATTCTGCAGGTACTTCTGTATTTGTTACTTTAATACCCTTATCTTCCAACATTTTTGCATATAGTTTTTCACCATTTATTTCTTCCGCATCCGGTTTTGCTTTACCTGCTTTTTTTTCTGCTTCTAAATCTTTTTCAGCTTGTGAACCAGGTTGTGGCTTACCTTTGAATTGTGGCATTTTTTTACGAGGAATTCCTTTATTTCCATTACAATATAAGTTAGTACCTGGAACAGATATGTCGCAAAGATTATATGTGGGTTCTCTTTCTGAATCTACTTCTTTTTTAAAGTCTTCCATTTCTTCTGGTTTAACTTCATCTTTTGATTTTAAACCTCTACGTTCTAATACTTTTTGAGTTGCTTGTTTTTTATCTTCATCAAAATGTTTTGCTAAACCTGTAATTTTTGTATTTACTTCTTCTCTAAATTTAGGTGAAATATCATCTAATGTAGGCTCTACTTTAATTGATGTGCCTACCACATTTCCCTTATCATCAACCGGAGCCGTTTGATTCATCGGAGCTGGTTTCTTTTGTTGTGGTTGTGGTTGCTGTGGTTTTTCTTGAGCTTGTGCAGGATTAGTTAATGGTTTATCTAATGGTTTTTGTGTTTTGTTTGTACTATTTGTACCATTTTGATTATTTGCGCCAGGTGTTGGTTTTGCTCCAACTTTATTATTTGCACCCGTCATTGGTCCGCCGGCATTTCTATTTGCGGGTGGTTGTGATTGTGCACCACTTTTACCAACTAATGCCATCGCTGCTCTATACGATGGATGGTTTTTATCGTAATTTAGTGCTGAACGAACTTTTACTTTCTCACCAGTATCAGGATTATCTACTAATTGGTCTAATGTTTTTTCATCATACCCACTACCTGCTGCACTTGCTTCTTTTATTGGATTATGTGGTTGATACATACCTTTTTCTATATTATGTAAATCACGATAATATGTAAGTTTTTCTGCTAAATGGTCTTTAGCTATTTCAGCTGCGATTTTAATATCAGACGTATGTTCTAATTCAATCTTAATACCTCGTTTTAGTTCTTGTTTTACGGTATCTAATACGTTTTTGTAATCGTAGTAATCCCCTGCCCATTTCTTTGCAATATCTACCAACGTTAAATCATCTGCTTTTCCACCTGGTATATTATTATCAGTATCTATACCTTCATTTAATTTTGTAATTAATTTAGTATAAATTGCTTTATCAAATTTACCAAAAAACTTTTCAAATTCTTTTTGTTTTCTTTCACCACCCATTCTATTGTTACGGAACATATTTCTAACATCCGTTGCACCAAATGAATTAGAAGGTAACTGAGAGAATACATATGCGTTAACTGCATATCCTTTTAAGTTTTTATCGTTTGTATATGGTTTGAAATAATTACCACCTAATCTTGCATCATCTTTTTCACCAACTGCTACAATTAATGCAGTAGTTGTATCATCATATCCTCTCAATATTTCTACCGGTTGATATGGTTGTTTTACTTTTACAAATTTTGAAGATGGTATTCCAAATAATTTAGTTGCAATTTCTTTCTTATCGTTGAATGATAATGGGGATTTATCACCATCTTGCACATCGGATGTTGCAATATATACATTTTTAGAACCAAATTTTGATACCAATGCATCATAAACTTTTTTATGACCTTTGTGAAATGGTTGGAAACGTCCACCATACACTACAATTTTGTCGGTTACCGCTTGTTTTAAAACAGCTTCGACAATAAAATTAGCTAATTCCATAAGTATAAATATATACTAAATATTGTTATAGATAAATGGGTCTCTCTTTCTTAGCTCTTTTATTTTCTTTTTAAACTCTCTCTTTAATTTCCAAGTTTTGTATAAACTTTTCAATTTTTTAAATAATGTTATCATTTTTATGTATTTTTAATTCTTTAAATATATCCGAGTACCTATAATTATTGTGTTTTATTTTTTCAATTAAGTATTTTTCAACTTGGTTGTTCTTACCAATATCAATCATTAGTTGATGATTATGTTTTAAAATATGAAAATTATCTTTTATTATATCATCTATTTCATATATGCTTAATTTGTTTAATCTATCTATTTCATTTATAATTACATCCATTCTAATATCATTGTCTTCAATTGTGTCGTATGTTTCATCTATTAAAAAATCAAATGTTTTAAACCCAATTTCTTTTAAATATTTTAACATATGTGGTCTACCAATAACAATAAATGGATGGTATTGAAATATTGGTTTCCATATTTTTTCTGATATAAAATCATTATCAATATAAAATGAAGTTTCCGTTACCAAACTAATATAACTTTCTAAAAATAAATTTTCATTTTCATGATAATATCCATTTGTATTTGCAATATCCTCTCTATCTGCAATTGATTTAGCCGGCAGTGCTTCAAATTTTTCTTTTAAATCCGAATGTTTTTTATAGAAATTAGATAATTCATTTGTTACTAATGTTTTATCAAATGATATAATAGAATCGTATTGTATTTTATTAAAAATTTCAGATAATAGTTTTACTCTATGTAAATCTAATCGCCTATTTAAACATAAAAACTTAAATGGTTTTTGTAATTTATAATGTGTATTATATAAATCTTTATTAATATGTTTATTGAAAAAATGTTTTGAAGATGCGGTTAAATAAAATGAATAGTTAATTACCGATGGATATTCTGTTATATTAAATCTTTCTTTAAACGAAAGTAATTTTTGTTCTAAGTTATAATCATTTAAAATTAAAATTACATTTTCAAATTTAATCCCCGCGTTTTTAATGCCTAAATACATTCCTTTTAATAACCAATCACCTACCCATCCTTCATGTGAATAATTTATAACAATTTTACCTTTGTTCTGATTTACTTTTTTTATTATATTAGATGGTATTAAATCAAAGAAATTACAAAAGTCATCCGTTGCTTCTATGTTTAAAGAATACATCAAATGCCCCCATGGTTCTATCGGATATACCCAATTTTCAGATTCAATATTATCAGTAATTTCTAATTTAATATCTTTTATACCAAGATTACTAATCCAACTACTATGTTGATTTCCAAATTTATTTTCTAATTCGAATGAATCAATTAGTCTATCTGTAACAAATATATGACTTAATATTTCTGGTTTTATACAATTTGGAATTGGTTTATTAAATTTCCACTTATCGTATAATAAAACAATATTATCCATTAATTTCTTTTAAAATATAATCACTAATACTATTTGCAATTATTTTATGACACTCTAATGAAGCGTGGTCATCGGGTACTTTATTGCCATTTATTCTTAAATCAGATGTACTAATCATCATTTGTGGGTCTGATTTCATTAAATCTGCTAATGAATTATATTCTATTCCATTATTATACATTTTAATATAAATCTTATTAAAAAATTCATCTTTAATTAAAAATGGTACATATTCATTTTGCCAAGTTAAAATTCTACATTTCATACCGGCTGCTTCGTATTTTATGAATAGTTCTTTAATTAAATTTAAATTTTGTTGTATAAAAAAATGTTCCATATCTTCCCAACTTGTAAAATTATCAGAATAGAATTTAAATAATTTTTCGTATGTATCTGATTGTATTTTTCCATCAAACATATTAATATTATTTTCATTTAAATTATGTCTATCTCTAACACCCGCTATATTTAATTCCATTTGCTCATCATTTATATAAACTTGATAGTTCCTAAATGGGTCAGTAAGTTGCAGTATTACATAACCAATTTCATCTGCGGAATAATGTTGGTCTGCGAATTTTTTATAATGTTTTTTAGATAATGCGTTTGTATCTGTTTCATTTTCTAAATCTATTATATATTCTAACCATGTAATAGAGCCATCATCCGAGCCACCATTATCTATTTTATTAACTTCCCATGTTCCCAATTTATCTGCAACCAATCTACTAAAACGATTTGCGCTCATAAATTTATACATAGCCTGTGTAATATTATGTGAATCGGTTGTATTATTTGCTACCGCATTTTTAATATCAATAAATGGTGTATAAAAATATAACCCACTACCCCAAGTATGAGAGCACCCTGTAAATGCGATTCCTTTATCAAGCATAATATAACTCCGGATATTCTACTAATATATGAATACCACCTTGTTTAGTTGCATATTTGTAAGCTAATTCAATATCTACCGGTGTTTTTAAATCGTGGAATTCTATATTTTTACATAACGATTTAAACTCTTCAAAATAATTTCCTCTATGTTGATGACCTGGATCGATTGGTTTATCACTACCTTTACCTAATCTAATAATTAAGTTTGGTTTCCATTTTTCTTGACTCATTATACCAATTTTATCAACATGATTTATCAATTGATTTGCTGCACAAATAATAAAATCCCAACGAGGATAGAATGTAATAACTCTTTTACCTGCCATTGCCAACCCTAAACTCATTCCCATTTGTGATTCTTCCATTACAGGAACTTCAATCATTTTTTCTTTTGGAACAAATCCTAAAGTTGTACTCATAGGATTACCTTGATAAACTATTTGTTGACCAATAAAAACAGAATCTTCTAATTCTGCTAAATTTTTCATTGCTTCCGTTAGAGCATCTTTGTACGGGGTGTATTCTGGGTTTGCCATATAACTTGTTTTTCTATTTCTTCTATTTTATTAATAATTGCTTCTGCTTGTATTTTATGCGCGGTTAATGAGGTATGTCCATTTACTACATTTTTTCCTATGGATTGAAAGTATGGGTCATCGTGAATACTCATGCCTATCGGTCTATCGTTTCTACTTTGTAAATCCCATATTGAACTATATGTAATACCATTCACATTATATTCTATAAATCTATCTTCTAAAAATGAATTGTTTTTAATATATGGTATTAATTCGTTTTGCCAAGTATGTATTAAACACTTTTTTACACCCTTTGATTCATAGTATCTAAATTTTTCTTCTACCATTTTTGCAAATGCATCTAAAAAAACATGCATATATTTTTTTATATCACCATCATATGTTTCTTCTAAATATTTATCGAATTCCGTAGTTTTTATAGATTGTTGTGAATTAAGATTACATTTTCTTACTTCACCATTATAAGTAAATTCAGTGTCTGCTCTAAACATATCAGTAAGTTGCACTACTATATAATCAAAATCTTCTAATTCCATTCTAAACATTCTATGACCTACCGGACTACCATTTGCAGGCACATAATTAATTTGCCATTGTGTATTTAGTGTATCTATAAATTGAAATATTTGTACATTATCACCACCATTACTATCTCTACAATATTCAAATGTTTCAAAATGTGTAGCAACTTGTCTTGCAAATCTTTTTGATTTAATAAATTCTACATGAGCAGGCGTATAATCTTCTCTGTAATGCTGAGTTGCATTCCATTTAATATTAGGGAGGTGAGAGTAATATTGTAATCCCTCTCCCCAAGTAAACGAATCACCTGCAAATATAATACCTTTCATTAGTTTTGAAATTCTGATTTATTTTCTAAATACCATTCATACGCATTAGCTAATCCATCTTCTAACGATGTACTTGCTTGCCATCCTAAGTTATCAAAAATCTTAAATGAATCAATCTTACGAGTTGGAATCATTGATGGTTTACCTTTAATAAATTCAGTTGGTGCATCAAAGTTTGCAATTCTTTTCATTATTTCTAATACTTCTAATACAGAATATACTCTATTAGAACCTACATTATAAACTTGATAATCTTCTTTTTCTTTTTCCATTACTATTTGCAATGCTTCTACGAAATCTTCGATGTATAATAAATCTCTCAATTCACTACCATCACCCCATACAGGAATTGGATTCATTTGGTCTGCTACTTTTCTAATTGTTGCCGGAGTAACATGACACTTATTGAAATCGTATTTATCATGTGGACCAAATAAATTAGCTGGTCTGATAATTGTACATTTCATTTTAACCGGTAAATACTTTGCGTATAATTCACATTGAACTTCTGCATATCTTTTCATCCAACCCACAGGGAAGTAAACAGGATATGGTTCATCAAATAGGAAATCGGTCTCTACTACGGGCTTATCTCCTTTTGGTGGGTAAACTGTATTAGATGATAAGAAGATGTAATGTTGAACCTTATTTCTCCAACTGGCATCAATTAAGAAATTGTTCATTGCTACGTTTGGTGTAACATGTGCCAATGGGTCAACTATGGTGTCTACTGCGTTTGATGTACTTGCTGCTGCGTGATATACTACATCAATTCCTTTGGTTGCATCTAAACACCCTTCGTATGTTTTTAAATCAAAATGAACATACTCTACTCCATCAATTGGTGTTCGTACTCCTCTTTTGTGTAAATTAACTCTAATGTTTGTGTAACCTTCTTTGTGTAATCGGTTTGTTAAATTTTGACCTACTAAGCCAGAACCACCTGTTATTAGGATTTTTGAATCTTTGTTTATCATATTATTATTTTGCGTTTATTATAAAACTTATTAATGCTTTTCTTTCAAAATTTGGATTTACAATCGGTTTTACTTCATGTTCTAAATTTGCCTTAGTAAAATCTAATATAGCAAAGTTACCAAATTCTGGTGTAATTTCCAATTTATTTCCATCTAAATCTGTAATTATTAATTCTCCACCATCTCCTTTTTTCCAATCTTTATTTA